TTGCTGATACACCAACGTTCACAGGTATGGATGCTGGTTCAGCATCAATCACAAATGTTGCTGATCCTGTTAACGCACAAGATGCTGCTACAAAAGCATATGTTGATGCTACTAAATCTGGTTTGGATGTAAAAGAATCAGTAAGAGCTGCAACGGAAGCTGATTTGTCTGCTTCATATGCAAATGGTACAGCTGGTGTTGGTGCTACATTGACAGGTTCTGCTGCAATTGGTTCACATGACGGTATTGCTTTGGTAGATGGCGACCGTGTATTGGTTAGAGCTCAAACAAATGCTGCAGAAAATGGTATCTATGTTGTAACACAAGCTGCTAATCCTTTCTTGTTGACACGTGCTACTGATGCAGATTCTTCTACAGAATTCAATTCAGGTGCATTTACTTTCGTTGAAGAAGGTGCAAACCATGCTGATTCTGGTTGGGTTATGACTCAAGATTCAGCTATTACCTTTGGTACAACAAATGTAACGTGGACTCAATTTTCTGGTGCTGGTCAAATTACAGCTGGTACTGGTTTGACAAAAAATGGTAACACAATTCAAATTGATGCTGCCTATGTTGGTCAAACTTCAATCACAACATTAGGAACTATCTCAACAGGTACATGGGAAGCAACTCGCATTTCATCTGTTTATGGTGGTACTAATATTGATACTTCAAGTTCCACAGGTATTCCACAAATCGTTAATGGTACATGGACAGTTCCTTCAACTGTTGCTCCATTATACGGTGGATTGGGATTAGATACATCAGGATCAACTGGTGTAGCTTCTGTATCAAGTGGCACATGGTCAATCAGCGCTACTATGGCTCCAAGCTTAGGTGGTACTGGTGCTAACACATCTGCTTCAACTGGTATTCCTCAAATCGTTGGTGGTACATGGACGGTTCCTTCTACAGTAGCTCCTCTTTATGGTGGTACTGGATTGGATACTTCAAGCTCAACTGGTGTTGTTTCTGTAAATAACGGAACATGGCAAGTTGGTTCAACCGTTCCTGCTACACAAGGTGGAACAGGTATGTCATCTTTCACTGCTGGTGATATTCTTTATGCAAATTCATCTTCAACATTGACGAAACTTGCTGCTGGTTCAGCTGGTCAAGTTATGATGATGAATTCTGCTGGAAATGCTCCTGAGTGGGATGGTATCGACGGTGGTACATTCTAATTATAAGTAAAAAATACTTAGAAAATAAGTAAAAATTACTTATATAAATACTGATAGGTGGGTAGGAGAACCTGCCCACCTATTTTTTTTATCTTAAACTATTACTATATTAAGGAGATTTACACATGAATGAGACAGTAACTGCGCCAACCCAACAACAACAAAATGTAGACAGTAATTATGCACAAGCATTAGTTGATGTTTTACAAAAAAATTGTAATGATCATTTTGCAAAGATTGTTCAATTAGAGGCAAAAATTACAGTACAAGAAAAGCAAATTGAAAATTTAGTTAACGAAAATGTTAAACTAAAAACAGCAGAACAAACAACAACCGAAACAACAACTAAACAAACCAAGACCGAGAGTAAAAAAGAAAAGGAATAATTGGTTATGGCCAACGTTGAAATAAAAATTAAACGAAGTGAAGTAGGTGGGTCCGCCCCATCTACTTCCGACTTGGCCGTTGGTGAACTTGCAATGAATCCAACCGACGGTAAATTATATACCAAGACAAGTGGCGATAGTATCGTTGTTATTGGAGAAAAGAATAGTACCTCTGTTTCTGAAGGATTAAAAATAAATGCAGCTGATATCTTTACTAACTTTGTAAAAGATATGGAAGATCACGGAAGGACTGCATTACATACTGAAGCAGGATTTGTAGATGAATTAGAATCATCTAATGATATGATAGATGAAGCTAATAGTACAGGATATAGTTATGAATCGACTGATGATTATTATACAAATGCAACTAATGTAGCTATAGATTTAAGAACAAAACAATGGACTGGAACAAACGATACACCAGAGGCACCTGCAAGTTCACCGAGATATGTTTATTTATTTGTAGTCGATGAACATACATCAGGGACTCCGCAATATGCAGTTACTAGAAATGGAACTAATTTTACAAACGTAACTTTTGATGCAACATGGACATTTAATGGAACTAAAGTTGCAAGACGAGCTGTTGTAGATATGTTAGGAATGTCTACAGGAACAGATCCAAGAATGAAAGTAACAAATTCAGCTGGAGATGATTATAAATTACACGCCGTTGGACTACAAACTAGAAGTTAAAGGAATAAGACATGGCAGTTACAGCAATAACATCAAGAGCAGCTTTAACAGAATATTGTTTAAGAAGGTTAGGTAAACCTGTTATAGAAATTAATTTAGATGAACAACAAATGAATGATAGAATTGATGAAGCAATAGAATATTTTCGTCAATTTCATTATGATGGTTCACAAAAAGTTTTTAAGAAACTTCCTGCAATTACTCAAGCCAATATTGATAGTAGGTCAATTGATGTTGGTGACCCAGTAGAATCTGTTATTAGAGTTATGACACGTTCTGGACTCTATTCTTCTTCTTTTTCCAATCAAAAATATCAAATGTTTTTAAGTGATATGGATACCTTTATGGCATCTGATTTAACTAATTATCACATGAAGATGTCCCATATTAATTTAATGGAAGAAATGTTTGAGAGTGAATATACTTTCATGTTTAATAAAGTTCAAAATAAATTATTTATTGAAACTAATTGGAAAGATGAATTTACTGTTGGAGAAATTTTAGTTATTGAATGTTATGAAATTTTAGACCCAGATACTCATACAGAAATATATGATGACCATTTTCTAAAAAGATATGTAACTGCTTTATTTAAAAAACAATGGGGTAATAATTTAAAGAAATTTGAAGGTGTTCAATTACCTGGAGGAATTACTTTAAATGGTCAACAGATATATAATGAAGCATTAGAAGAATTAAATAAAATAGAAGAAGAAATGAATTTAAATTGGGAACTTCCACCTGACGGATTGGTAGGTTAATATGACAATATCAAATAACTATATAAACAATTTTGGTGCAAATAATGAACAATCATTAATTGATGATTTGACTAGAGAGTGTATTCAATTTTATGGTGTTGATACTGTTTATTTACCTAGAGTATATGTAAGTGAAGATAGATTATTAGGTGAAGATACAATTAATCAATTCAATCAAGGTTATGAAATTGAAATGTTGATTGAAAATGTTGATGGATTTAGTGGTGATCAAGATTTAATAGCTAAGTTCGGATATGAAGTAAATGATGAAATTACTTTTGCTATTAGTAAAACTACATTTGAAATATCAACTGGAATGTCAGTACCATCAGAAGGTGATTTAATTTATTTTCCATTAAGTAATGGTATATTTGAAATTAAATTTGTTGAAGATGAAAACCCATTTTATCAAGCTGGTAAGTTATATCAATTTAAAGTTGTTTGTCAATTGTTTCAATATTCACATGAAACATTTCAAACAGGTATGGAACAAATTGATAGTATTGAAGAAGAACATACATATAGTGTTGATTTACAATTAGGTGAAGGTAGTGGTTTATTTGTTGATGGTGAATTTATTTGGCAGGGTGAATCACAAGAGAAAGCACAAGCAGTAGCTAGAGTAGTTATGTTTGATGCCGCACAAAAAATAATAAGAATTAATAATATTGTTGGTAATTTTTCATTAAATGTTCCAATTAAAGGAGCAACTAATGGTGGTAATTATATTTTAACACAAGAAACAGAATTTACAACAGATACTTATGCAAATAATCAAGTAATAGAAACGGAAGCGGATGATGTTTTAGATTTTACAGAATCGAATCCATTTGGAGAAATTTAATATGTTTGGTACTTATTTCTATAATAAAAATATTAGAAATATGGTGTCAACATTCGGTACTGTATTTAATAATATTAAGATTAGAAGAACAAGAAAAAATGGTCAAGTTGAAAAAGAAATAAAAGTTCCTTTAGCTTATGGACCAAAAGAAAAATATTTAGTTCGTTTAAATCAAGATATATCAAAAAGAATAGGAACAAAAAATGTTAATGTTGAAATAACTCTTCCAAGAATGAGTTTTGAATTTAATGCAATTAACTATGATCCTACAAGAAAATTACAAACTACTTCTAAATTATTTGATGTAACATCAAGACAAACACTTGATGGAACTGCCGAAAGAGGACTGTCTAAGGTATTATTAGAGGATAGTTTAGTATTAACAGGATTTCAAAAATCTGGTTTATTGCTTGAGAATTCAACTAGATCAAAACCAATCTATTATGTTCAGGATGGTGGTCAAACAGGTGGTGATTCTGGAGTAACTGCTGATGGTATATTTTCTATATTTAATCCAGTTCCATTTAATTTTGATGTTAGTTTAAATATTATGGTTCAATATGCAGAAGATGGTACTCAAATATTAGAACAGATATTACCTTATTTCACTCCAGAATTTAATATTGTAGTTAAAGAAGTAGCTGATATGGGAATTAGTAGAGATATTCCAATTATATTTAATGGTTTAACTACTGAAGATACTTATGAGGGTGATTTTTTAAGTAGAAGAGCTATAATACATAGTCTTTCATTTTTAATGAAGGGTTATATTTATGGAGAAAAGACAGCAACCAATCTTATTAAAACTGTCAATGTTAATACATTTGATATCAATACTACTTTATCAACAACTTTTGATTCTTCTAAAATAGGAACAATTAAAGAATTAAATTTATTGAATGCTGGTACAAATTACACAGCAGCACCTGTTGTTAATATAACTCCAGCACCTGAAGGTGGAACAAATGCAACAGGACAAGCAATAATTGGTGGTGGTTCTGTAAGTTCAATTACTGTAGTTACTCCAGGTATTAATTATCAAGTAGGAGATGATATAGTAATAAATAGAAATAATTCTGATTCGACCAATGGATTAGCTGAAGTTACTGCAGTGGATGCTAATGGAGGAATAACTGAAATTACAGTTATTAATCCGGGTAGTAATTTTATTGCAGAACCAAATATTAATATAACAGATGAGGATTTTTTTGTAACACAAGAAGATGGTTCATTTACAGAATTAGAAGATGGTTCTGGTAGAATAGGAATGCAAAGATCTAATGGTAGTGGTGCAGTATTACAAATAAATGGATTTGGTGTAGTTAAAGAAATAAAATTAATAAATCCTGGTTCTGGTTATACTACAACACCAACAGTAACATTGACTTTAGGTGGTGGTTCTGGAGCAACAGCAGAAGCTGTATTATTTACAAAACCATTTAGTGGTGCAAATGTTGAACAAACCATTACACCTGTTCCATCATCAGCGGATGCATCAGATGATTTTGGATTTTCAGAAGTAACTAAGGAGTTTGGTTAATGAAAAATTCAGAATATAAAGAAATTAAAATGAATGAGACTTTAGATATTTTAGATAAGCTTGATACCATTGGTGAACCAAAAGGTATAGTTAAAAAAGAAAGAATAGTAACACCTATACCAAAAACAGAAGATGAAGATTTAGAAAATGTAAGAAAAGAATATTATCAGTTAATAGATGATGGTAAGCAAGCAATTGATGGTATGTTAACAATTGCA